ATTTTTCAAATTGTTAGTATGAATAAGATAAATAACTTTGACTCTAAATAATAATATACCTATATTTGTATCGTGAGTTTCAACAAACGATATATCAATTACGAGAGAAGTTTATCATCACTTCAGGAAGATAGATTGGAAGAGTATTACGGTAACAGTGATGCTCTTTTTTTTATGGATAAAGCAAGCCACGAGATTTACAAATTACATTGTGAAGGTAAATCTGATAAAGAAATATTAGAAATAATTGAACATTTATGAACGATAAAGTAACAAAAACCTTGATGTCTAAGTTGAGACAACCGATTCACATTAACTACATCTCATCTCACATCTTGAGAGTTTCTGAAGAGGAGACCCGAAAGATTTTGGATAACCTTATTAAAGAAGGTGTAATTGAAGAATCAAAGTATGCAAAAGATTATTATGTAATTAAATCAGTGTAAATATAAATTATGGTAAAGTTAGAATACGTTTGGTTGGATGGGTACAAACCAGAACCAAATTTAAGAAGTAAAGTTAAAATTGTTGATGGTAGTACATTAGGTGACTCAATAGAAAGTTTCCCAATGTGGAACTTTGATGGTTCATCAACACAACAAGCTGAAGGACATAGTTCGGATTGTATTTTGAAGCCTGTTAGAGTTTATTATGGAAATATCTTTGATACGGTTTATGTTTTTTGTGAGGTCATGAATGCGGATGGGACTCCTCATGTCACAAATAGACGTTCTATGGTTGAGGACCAAGATGACCTTTGGTTTGGATTTGAGCAAGAATATTTCATCCGTGAAGAGATTAATGGTGGTATCTTGGGACACAAACAAAATATTCTTAAAGGACAAGGTGAATACTATTGTGGTGTTGGACATAACGTAATTGGACGTAACTTTGTTGAAAACCACTTGGAAACATGTTTGGAGTATGGTATCAACATTACAGGTATCAATGCTGAGGTTGCATTAGGTCAATGGGAATACCAAGTATTCTCAAAAGGTTCACAAAAAGCTGGTGACGACCTTTGGATGTCACGTTACTTACTTTATAAGATTGCTGAGGATTATGGATATCATATTGAATTACACCCAAAACCAATTACACATGGTGAATGGAATGGTTCAGGGTTACACACAAACTTCTCAACAGAAAAAATGAGAAGTGAAGGTGGGGAAAGTTATTTCATGTCAATCTTCAACGCATTTGAATCAAGACACAAAGACCACATCAACGCGTATGGTTCCAACAATCACTTACGTTTGACTGGTGAGTATGAGACACAAGCAATTGATAAATTCAGTTGGGGTGTATCTGATAGAGGGGCATCAATCCGAGTTCCAAAAGACACGGCAAAAGAATGGAAAGGTTATGTTGAAGACCGTAGACCTGGTTCAAATGCTGACCCATACAGAATTATCCGTGAGATTATGAACTCACTTAAAGTTGCTGAGGTTTTATATGAAACCAAAACGATGATTAATAAGGATGTAGTGATTGATGGTCTGAACGAAAAATATCATGCAATTTCTAATCATGAGTTGTTGGATGAATACACAAATGATGAGGGATATGTTTTGGAGGATGAGTTAATGGGTTCATTGGCGAATGTTCCTTCAGAAGAAATAAAGTTTCAACAGACACAAAAGAAATAAAACCATGGGGTTAATGATAATATTTCTTGGTCTTGGTATGTGGTTAGCTATAATCATCTTATACCTTATGTTTATTAAACCATTGATGGTTGAAAATGAAAGGTTGAAAGAGGAGATGCATCAAAGAATTAAAATAGGATTTTACGAAGAATTAAAAGAAGAAGAATATGAGTGAACAAGTTAATCACCCACAACATTACGGAGGGGAAAACAATCCATACGAAGCAATCAAAGTTATTGAAGCGTGGGAGTTAGATTTTCATCTTGGGAATACAGTTAAGTATATTTCAAGGGCGGGAAAAAAAGAAACAGATAAAGAATTACAAGACCTGAACAAGGCTCTATGGTATCTTCAAAGACGAATAGACAATTTAAAGAATAGTAAGATATGATAGAAACAGGAAAAATATTACAAGGTGATTGTATTGAGGTAATGAAGACATTACCATTAACGTCTGTTGATTTGGTTGTGACTTCACCACCCTACAACGTAGGGATTGATTATGATACTCACCACGATAGTATGAGTATGGAAGACTATTGGGATTTTACACGTCAATGGTTGACAGAAGCATTCCATGTGTTAAAAGATGACGGTCGTATTGCAGTAAACATTCCATACGAAGTAAACGTACAAGACCGAGGTGGTCGAGTATTATTTATGTCTGAGTTTTGGACCATCATGAAAGAGGTTGGGTTTAAGTTTTACGGACTTGTTGACCTTGATGAGAATTCACCACACAGAAGTAAGACTACAGCTTGGGGTTCATGGATGTCACCAAGTAGTCCATACATTTACAATCCAAAGGAGTGTGTGATTTTAGCATACAAGAAAGACCGTATTAAAAAAATCAAAGGAGAACCTCAATGGAAAGCCGAGATGGTTGAGATGGAACAAGAAGATGGTACTGTTAAGACCAAAGCGGTTTATCAAGATGAAGATAAGAAAGAGTTTATGTCCTTGGTTTATGGTCAGTGGGAATATTTTGCAGATACCAAACAACAAACCAAAGCAACCTTTTCAATGGACATTCCAATGAAGGCAATCAAGATTCTTACATATAAGAATGATGTAGTTCTTGACCCATTTACAGGAAGTGGTACTAGTCTATGTGCTGCTGAGATTAGTGGTAGACGATGGATTGGAATTGAATTGAGTGAAAACTATACCAAAGTTGCTCAAGAACGAGTACAACATTTTGTTGACCGAAATAAACAAATTCAAATGGATTTCAAATAAAAGGGTTTAACGACCCTTTTTTTTGTTTTATGGATATTTATTAATAAATCATTTTTAATGTCATCAATAATCATAACAGAAAAACAACTTGAGTTAATTGTGAAAGAACAAAAATCACAAGAAACCGAATTACTTCAAGAAGCGGAGTGGTATAATACTGTTGGTGATATTTTAGGTATTCTTGACCCTACACCTACAGTCGATATAATTAATGGAATATCTTATTTCTCACAAGGTGACCATCTTTTTGGTTTATTAAGTTTAATATCCGCAATACCATTGGTTGGCGATGCAGTTGGAAAAACTATTATGGGTTCTTTAAAAATTGGAGGAGGTGCAACTAAAGGATTATCCGCTGCTATGAAATTAGCCAAAGCGGGTAAAACTGCGGAAGCGAGTGTTGCTTTAGCCAAATTAGCGGAAAAACCTGGTATGGTAGGTAGATTTTTACAAAGTGCTAAATCATGGGCACCAAAGGCAGCTTCTTATGTTGAAAAACTACCAGGAGGATTATTAAAGGGATTTAAAAATACAATATTAGATTATTTGAAATTACTTGAAAATGCTGGACTTAAAAGTGTTAAGTTTCAAAAATCTGCAGGTATTTTAGCTAAAAACTTAAAAAATGCTGCAAAACCCGCAGAAAGTATTGGAGCGTTAAAGAATTTACTTAAAAATGATAAGGTTTTTAAGGGTTTAACCAAAAAAGGACCTTTGGCTCAAATATTTTTAGGTGGTGTACCAAGATTATTTGGAAATAGAGAAATGAGAATATTGATGAGAAGAACCAAATTTTGGTTAGGATTCTTAGATTATATTGGTATTGGTAATTTTGTGGGACCTGATGAGCTAGCCGAAAAAATGGGTGAGGCAAATGTCCAAAGAAAATTAACTGAATATAGTAAAACACCTCAGGGAATTAAAAATGCTGAATCGGATTTTGGAGGTGCTCAATATCAAGGTGAGACACCATCACAACCAAGTTCAAGTATGAACATGCCAAGTTCATCGGCAGAATCAGACCCAATTCAAGGATTTATGTCTGATATATTTGGTGGACAATTAAAAAATGCTGCAATGTTAGCAATTTAAAAAATAACTTATGAAAGAAGAATTAACACTCAAATTAGTACAAATCCAATTACAATTTAAATTTTTACACTGGCAAACATTTGGTGATGCTAAACATAGAGCCTACGGTGGAATTTATGATTCATTAGGTGACCTTATCGATAAGTTTGTTGAATGTATGATGGGGAAATACGGTAGACCTGAATTCGAATCAAAGTTTTCCTTAATGTTCCAAGACATTAAAGCTATTAGTGTTCAAGATTTCTTGGACGGTATTACGGAATTTTTGGTTGACATGACTGACCAATTAGATACAAGATATGACAGTGACTTATTGAATTTAAGAGACGAGATGTTGGGTGATGTCAACCAATTAAAATATTTATTAACATTAAAATCATAACATGGCTAAGAAAGTAATTAAATTAACGGAGTCAGATTTAACTAGAATTGTTAAACGAGTAATTGCCGAACAAGAGGATGGTAACTATAAGAAGGGTATCCAATGTTTCTTAAATAAAAAAGGTATTAAGGATGATTCAGGTCAATCTTTAAAAATTGACGGTTTAATTGGTAATTATCCAGCTTCTAAATCTGCTCAAGCAATACACAACTACCAATCAAAAATTGGTGTATATCCCGCTGACGGAGTTTGGGGGGAAGACACAATGAGAAAAATGCCCTCTAAAGATATGGTGATATTTAAACAATGTGTTTCTGACTACGGTGATATATTCGATAAAGGTGCTCATTGGCTTGGAATCGATTAAGAATGAAAAAAATACTCAAAGAGACAGGATTACGAGATATTAAAGCTTTGGCTAAAAGATATCCAAAGGCTGAAATATACTTCCATCAAGATTTGGATGGCGTGACGACTGCAATCGCAATGAAAAGGTACCTTGAAGACAATGGTATTGATGTAGTAGGTGCTCACATAATCCAATACGGTGACAAAGAATTCGCAGTTAAAAAGAACGATGCACAAGGTGATGTCATGCCAGTTCTTGTGGACTTTGCTCACGGTAAGCCAATGTTCGTAATTCATACCGACCACCACGATAAACAGGTTGGAGTGGAAAAAGGAACATCAAAACAATTTAGAGGAGCTCGTTCAAACGTTGAAACAATTTCTCAAGTTGTTTCTCCAAAAGATTTATTCCCATCATCAGACATCTTATTAATCAATACTGTTGATTCTGCCGATTATGCTAAACATGACATTACACCTGATGAGGTAGTTAATTATATTTATCGTTTAGATAAAGACAAACCACTTCAAAAAAACAAAATGTTATTAGGTTTGGTTATTAACAAGTTATTGTTAGCCTTTAAAAACAAACCAGGGTTTTTAGAATACTTAGTTATGGATTCAGAACCATCTTTAATGTCTATTTTAACCAACATTAAAGATTGGATGAAAAGAACAAACGCTGCGAGTCCTGAAGAAATGCAGAAAAATGCTGAGGATTACAGAGAAAAAATGAAAGACTATCCAAGAGTGAGTGATAGTATCATTTTTCAATATGGTGGTGGTAGTATGTTTAAACCTGGTTCTTATGACCGATACACACCATTCAGAAATAATCCTGAAGCCGACTTTCTTATCATGGCTTGGCCTATGGGATTAGTTCAAGCGTCTTGTAATCCATTCAAAAAAGAAAGAGAATTAAAAGGTGTTAACTTAGGTGAGATTGCTCAAGAAGTTGTTGGTAAATGGGAAGACCAATTAAAACAAAGAACAATTCCTTTATCTACTATTAAGTGGGTTAGTGAGACTTCAGTTGGACCTGAAAGTATTGGGTTCACATTCAAAGACTTTGAAGCGTTATACGGTGATAAGTTTACTACAATGGAAGGTGGTGAAAAAGTTTTAAATCATATTCAAGATATGATGGAGACACCATTCAAGGATTTAACTGAAGAACATAAAGAGATGTTAGATAAGATTGGAATTAACGCTTGGGATTTGATTCAATCAAATTCAGGTGGACACAAATGTATTACAAACATTTCAGGTTTAAATTATTTAGGTAGAGGAAAGAGACCACCACAAGGACAGTACAGATATGATTCTGAAAAAGATGATTCACCTTCAGTTAAGTTTACGAAGATGATTGCAAATGAGTTTGAAAAGAAACTTAAAGAAAAGATTGCCGAATCAAAATAAGTACTCAACAGTATCACCAGCTTCAATACCTAAGTAATCACAGGTACCACCTTCAAGTTCCAATACTATATTTCCATTTCCACCGTAACTAGGACATTCATTTCCACGACATGGAGGACAGTCGTGATGAATATTTACAATTACATTATTTCTAATGATTATGATATCCAATGGGATGATACAGTTTTTCATCCAAAAAGATTGTTTATCACCACCCATCAAAAATAGTAAACCATCAAAAGTAGAATCAAACCTTTTACCCATCATTCCGATTGCTTTTGATTTTCGGTCTATTAAAGTTTTAACATTAAATATATTGTCGTTGATTCTAACTTGCATATCTATAAATACAAATAATAGTGGAATATGACTTATTTTAAACTTTTTTATAAAAAAATTTGACTTTTATTAAGTAATGTAGTACTTTTGTAAGTGTTGGAGATATTTATAGTTTCAGTCAGAAATGACGGACATCCCCAAAAAGTTTCATAATATATATTTGACAAGATGAGAATTTTGTTTTAACTTTGTGAAACAATTGAGATGAGAGTCTCAAAAAAAAATGTCCCACAGGCATTTGATTATTCGAAAAAATAGTTTTATCTTTGTGGGACATTACTTTGAAAGTTCTTTAACATAAAATATATCGCGAGGTAGTAGCAGTGGTCAGCTCGTCAGGCTCATAACCTGAAGGTCGGAGGTTCGAATCCTTCTCTCGCTACTAAACAAAAAAAAGTTTACAAAAGATTTGGAAAATCGAAAAAGTATACTTATCTTTGTAAAACAATTAAGAAAACGTTCTTTGAATTAAAGATATTATCCGTTCAGGAAACACAAAAGTGTCGGTGATATTATCCACCGAGTAAATGGCAGAAAGTCCGCAGCTTGAGTGTAACTGATAAAGATATTGGGCGGTCTATAGTCCATAAAATAAACCATGAAAGTGGTATAAAGTGAATCATTTGGTTAAGTGGTTTGCGGCTTTCGAAAGAGAGCTCGAGTAGACAAGCGAGATATCGTTAGACCTTGAGTACCGAGGGTGACACTGTAGGGAAACTGGTTTGATGACCAAGCGATGTGGGTCGTTTGGTTGAGATGGGAACATCAATAAGAATAACTCGTAGAATTATTACAAGACATACGGTCATCCAACCGTACAATTGTGTGATTCATTACAAGAGTGGGTTTAAAACCGAAAGGTAAGAGGTCGTACAGGTGGTGCTGTTGTCTCCTTCTTAATTTCTCTACCAAGAGAGTTAGGATGAAACAAACTTGAAGTATGAAGATAGGGATATCTTAGGGAGTAGTTAAGTATCGTGTCGTTCAAAAGATGACATGGCTTGGTCGGCGAACCGCTACTTTCATCATCCACAACCGCAAACTTTGTTAATTAAGGTTTAACAACTAAAAGATACAAGGAAAAGCGTTCGCCAGTCGTGATTGACAGGTCACTACATAGTCATGAGATGTTCATGGCCGTAAAGGGTCCCAAGCCCAATACGATTGTTGTGAAAGTTCTCTAAGTCCGCAAGAC